GTCAGCCCGTTGGATCGACAGAATGGATGCCGAGCGAGGTGTGAACACAGCCACCCGCTTCTCAACAAGGACTGAGGCGTTGTCGCTCGCCCGTTACAACCTGGACCCTGTCTGCACCGATATTGGTGAGAAACTGCTCCGGGAAGCACGAATCCACTTCAGGCACCGCTATGCCGATTACTTCGCGAACACGGACATCTGGACGGATGCACAATTCACGCGTAACATGGTTGACAAGTACGGCCCAGGGCCGATACTGGAAGGGGCGGCGGTGACCAGAGAATGGCTAGCAGACTCAAAGGTACCATTCATGACACGGCTGGCGACCACTGGGATCAGGTCCCGCTCGCATGCTCGGGTGACGGGTGCATTAGCCGCAATCGAGGCGGAGACCAAAAGAGATCTCGAGCGGGGTGTGATCGACTTCGGCTTGCACGGCACATTCCCGAAAGCGTTCATCGATTATGCGAGCAAGCTCGACGCCCGCCCGGAATCAATGCGCACTATCACACCGATGATGCATCGCGATTATTATCGTAACATGTTGTTTAACGGTGTGCTTAATAAGCGTGCCCCAAAGATGTGGCGTGAACTACCGTGGGCAATAGGTATGCCAATGAATGGCACTGGTTACAACATCAAGTTCGATGATGCACGGCGGAAGGCGCATCATGTTGAATTTGATTTCACGGCTGCAGACTCAAAGTTCCCTCCGGCATTACTGCGCGAGGTTGCTGAACTGCGTGCATCCGGTTACGAAGGCCACGACCAATTCAAACAGATCGCTGCCTGGATAAGGGCAAACTACGAGTCCCTTCAACGTGGGGCTATATACAGCTATGCCAGTGGTGAGCTCTACGCCAAGACGATAGGCGGGACCACTGGGCAGTCATCAGTGACAACGGACGGTAGCCCTGCCACGCAGTTGACCGTGATGGCCGCGCTCGCTGGCGCTACAGGTCTGTCCATTGAAGCCGTACTGCGCAAGTTCATAATCATCAATATGAATGACGACGGGACATTACATACAGACATGCCACTTACAGACGAAATCATGCAATCCGTCGCGGACTGGGCCCTCGTAAACACAGGCCAGATAATCCGCTTCTCACCTGTGCGCGATGACATACACGGGACAAGTTTCTGTAAAAAGACGTTACACCCGTGGGACGACTACGCTGAAGAAGCCGCACAATATGGCATCGCACCGCAGCGTTTCGCAGTCGTGCACGACACTCGGTCCATCATGATGCGGCAGACAGCGGTGCCCTATTCAGCCGATGTGAGGACTCTATACAGCAGACTCGTGGGTCACGTGCTTTTGACGGCACACAATCGGGCGCTATACGATGCGCTATCGACTGAGGCACCACTGCTAAAAAGGTTAGTGGCGGCACAGAAGGGAGGCAAATCCTGGTTGAGGCGCCATAGGTTCCCTGCCTACGGGGCAGTCATGCAGCTGCACTATCGTGAATTACCAGCATGGGCGGGCATGACTCGTCACAACCCATGGGTGCTATACCTTGGCTATGAGCGTTCACTCATGCGCGGCCTGAACAACATCCGGCAAGGCCTACGTGCCATAGGCGCGACCGCGCTGCTCGGCGAGCGTCCTCAGTTGAATATGTCTTATCCCATGATGACACACAATAGATACATCGAGAACTTCGCATATTACAGTGCGGGAGAACCGATCGATCTCCGCGAGGTGTCTATGCCCCTACGGACATCACCTTTTGGCGCACTCGCCTCATTTGACGTATTCCTGTCGTACGGCCCTGACCGACGCCCTGAGGCAAGGCGCAAGGCTTACGCAGCAATGCAGTATATGGTGGTGCTGACTGCGATATTCATCTATGCCATCCGACAGCTTGACCGCTTCCCGGTGATACGTTTGGTCTGGGTGGCTTACAGAACGTACTATCTGGTTGCCAGGGTGTAGGGTTAAAATACAAAGTCAGCCATGTCCGTCGCAGCACAGCCTTTCCAGTTCTACATCCAGAACCCGGATGGCAGCCTGACGCTGCATGAAGGGGCGCCTCCAGCTGGCTATGTTGAGATCTCTCAGTACCAGTCTACTGGGCTGCCAATGGCTAGCTCCATGGTTGCTACAGGCGGCTACAGCTACGGAGCCTTCCCACAGGCCACTTCCATGGTTGCCACTCCAATGCCAATGGAGTACCAGTTCGCTGCAGCCCCAGCCGCTGTGACCACTGAGGCACCTCCAGCTGCAGCTCCTGCCAAGAAGAAGAAGTCCTCCAAAAAGAAGAAGAGCGGCTGCTGCTGAGCATTCTCAGATGCAGAAAGGTGAGGCAAGTTTAGTCAGCTGAGCTTTAGTAGCCAGCAGGCCTGTACAGAGTCACGTTCTGAAGTTCTGAAGTAATGTAAACCACAATTATTCCTGATGTCCGCATT